CTACCAGGTCGTGTAGATCAGCTCGCGCCGCTGCACCGCCTGCCGGCCGATCGTGTAGCGGATTGGCACCACCCGGTCCCTGAACTGGCCGAACACTTCCCGCATGGCCGGGTGGTCGTTGATCGTCAGGATGGCAGAGCCACGCACCCGAGCCATCTGACGCGCCAGCTCCTGGTACTGCTCCATCCCAAAGGGCGTGCCATATCCCTCGGTCTCCCAGTACGGTGGATCCAGGAAGAACAGGGTATCGGCGGCATCGTACTTGGCCAAGCATTGCTGCCAGGCGAGGTGTTCGATGGTGACCTTGTGGAGCCGGAGGTGCGCAGCGCTCAGATCCTCTTCGATGCGCAGCAGATTAAGGCCCTTGCCGCCCCGGCCGAACCCAGGGGTCTGGCCAGTCGCCTTGCCGCCCCAGGCAAGCCGCTGCAGGTAGTAGAAACGCGCAGCTCGCTGGATATCCGTGAGGGTGTCAGGGTGCTGAAGCTGGCACCAGCGGAACATTTCCCGGCTCGTCAGAGCCCATTTGAACTGCCGAACGAACTCCTCAAGGTGGTTGGCTACCACCCGGTAGAGGCGCACCAGCTCGCCGTGACAGTCATTCAGCACCTCGGCCTTGGCTGGCTCCCTCGCGAACAGAAGAGCAGCGCCGCCGGCGAAGGCCTCGACGTAAGTGCGATGAGGGGTATCGCCCACCAGGGGCAGCAGGTGGGGCAGCAGGCGGGTCTTCCCGCCCGGCCAGGGGAACAGCGTGGTCGTCTTCATTCTCAGCCTCTGCGATGGGTCTGGGCGAGGCTTGTCTTCCCCGCGCGGGGAGCAGGGCCTCGGCCAATAGCACGCGGGCTGTACGCGTGTGTTGCGGCGCCGGGCAGGCAGTTGCAGCTGTCTGCCCGGCGCCCTGTTCTTAGATGGACGGTCGGCTACTCACCTCTCGTAGAGGTACCCGGTGCACCATACGGCCAAGCCGCCGTCTGCGACCGGCCCGCTACGCGAGTAGTTAAACCGCTGGGTGGCGTCGAGGATCATCTCCCCGAACATGATCCTGCCGACGCGTAGGAACTCCAAAATGACGGTGCTGCTAGCGGGGCCGGCCTCGGAGTTGGCAATGAATGCAACTGCCGTTTCGGCCGTCGAATTGTTCTCTGCGAATGCGTACATGATCCGCGAGGTGACGGGTACCGCCGCAGAGCAGGACACGTCAGTGCTGGTCACCGCCGTGCCGCCGTTCAGTACGTACAGTGGCGCCGTGTTGATGTCCTGCATGTACTTGATTGCGTTGCTTCCGGTGCCGTGGACGAAGCGAATGATCTGTCCTGCTGCATTGGTTCGGAAGCTTCCGATGTAGCGCCGCGATGCGGCGCCCGCCTTGGTGCGGGCTGTTCCGCTGTAGGGAGCGGCCGGGACATCCGTAACGGCTTCGATCGCCGGCGTCGAGCCGTTGAGGTACAGATAGAGGTGGTACCAAGTGTTCGCCGCAAGCGTCAGGCCGCTGAGGGTCAGCGCGGCCGGCACCTCAATGGCCTGCTGCAACGACGGAATCCACGCGCTGCCGCTGGAAACGCGAATGGAAGCCGGCCCCACGTACTCCATGCGCAGGCCGAGGATGTGGCCAGCCATCGTCCACAGGCCGGCCCCGGCCGCGACCGAGGCCGCACTGGCGGCGGCGAGCTGGGAGAGTTTGACGTCAGGCATTGGGGTTACTCCAGGATGATCGGGTCGCCGGCTTCCGTGACGATGCGGTCGCCCGCTTCGGTCACCAGCTGGGCGCGGTAGAGGAAGGTGTGCTGCAGGCGCTGCCAGCTGGTGAAGCCGTCGCGGACAGCCTCGATCTCAACCCGCAGGGTCTTGCCGCCGCTGCCGACCGGCGGTAGGTAGCTGTCGGTTGCGGCCGTGATGCCCGTCTGCGTGCGCACCAGGGCGTCCTGCAGGTACCAGCGGGCGATGTACGTGGTGCCTGGCTCTGGGCCGATGCTGGACTGCTCGGAGTCGACCAGCTGGTCGGCCTGCAGGAGGCGATCGCGATGTGCCCAGGTGGCCACCACGGTGCCGCCAGTGCCCCACGCTTCGGCAGGATAGGCGTCGCCGTTGATACGCAGCCGGCCCGGCGGGTACGGCCGGATCTGGCGCCGGCGCATCGTCAGCGCGATCGCCGTGGCCAGATCCGGGTTCAGCTGGCCCTGGCTGGTGCGGGTGATCAGCTTGGCCTGGGGGGATTCGTTGGCCAGGTACTCGCGACCGTCGAAACCAACATACTCATCGGTGAACCACACCCGCGTACCCACGGCATGCGGAACCGGCACAGTGTCCACGCAGCCCCGCGCCACGGTAAGCGTCGCCGCCACCGGATCGATCGAGACCACCCGTACCAGCTCGTCATCGATCAGCGCCTCGGTGCCGACCTCGATCATGTCCAGACTGATGCCGGCGGACAGCGCGATGGCCGTCGTGGTAGCCGTCATTGCGGTGATCAGCAAGCCGGTAGGGGCGAAGTCGGCCGCGCCTGCCTCGGCGAACGCCGCACTACCCAGCCGGGTCTGCAGCGTGTAGCCGAATGCCACCGAGGACGGCCGCACGCCGATCGAGGTCAGGTAGCCGGCGTCGGCCGAGACGGCGGCCAGCTCCGTTGCCCCAAGGGTGGTGGCCAGATCGCGGTAGCTGGCCTCCTGCAGGCGCTGCACGGTGACCGGCTTGGGCTTGGTATCGGGCTCCACCCAGGCGCTGTCTGAAGGCTGGATGTAGCTGGCCGAAGCCATGCCAGCGACGTCTTGGACGACGGTCAGCACCACAGCCGTTTCGGTCTGTGTGCCCTCGTCGACGTCCAGGATACGCACCGGCATGCGGGCCACACCGCGCCGTGGCCACGACAGGGCGCGCACCTGCCCGCGCTTAAAGGGACCGGCATCCTGGCGTACCCGGATCTTGACCCTGCATGGCAGGCTGCTCACGGCGGCCACTTCGCGCGCCGCAACCCGCCCCGCGAGCGCAGCGTTCCACAGGCCGGGATAGTTCTTCCGAGTGCTGACCACGCGGCCCTGGGCCTGGACGCTGGCCAGATTCTGGTAGGTGACAGCCGCGTCTTTGTTGGTGGCGATATCCCGGTAGACGACCGTGATTTCATTGACGCTGCCCTCCAGCATCGGCTGCTGCCACTCCATCAGTTCGATGATGCTCGCCGGGCCGATTTCCTCCAGGGTGGCCGGATCGTAGTCCGGCCGCACCAGCACCAGCTCGGTCAAGCCCGTCACCGGATCCTCGATGCGCATGCCACCGATGTGGTCGCAGACCATGTCCATGAACTCGCCTGCAGGGACCGATCGGGACCACTTCAGGCACAGGCCGAAGCCCTCGTTCTTCAGCGTCTGCGCCGCCTTGCGGAAGCTCTCATCGTTGATCACGTCGATCGGGTGGCCCATGCCCTCAGTGCGCACCTGATAGATGATGTGGGCCGGGTTCATCCCCTCGTCGATCTGCACCAGGTCACCCTGCCAAAGCCCCTTCTTCCAGCCTTGGCGCCAGCGCGAGACCTTCTTCGTCCAGTTCTTGATGTAGGGATTCATGGCCGATACCTGGCCGTTGAAAACCGTGGTAAACAGGCCACGTGCGGCTGGCCACGGGCCGGGCACCAGCGACTGCAGGTAGGTGCTGGGCATCTGTGTAGGTTCACCCATGCGCACTTCCAGCGTGCCGACGATGCCACCTTCGCCCTTGTCACCGCCGAAGATCTCTGGCGCGAGGATGGTGATCGAGCGGGACGCTGTGATCGGACCGGTGGCAGGAATAGTCCTGGGGATGTTCATCCCGAGGATCTGGGTCCACGCCGTTTGCGCGCTACCGTCCCAGACCTTGCGATCGCCCACGCGGATCTCCCGCAGCGCGTCGACCGGGCCAAGGCACTCGCCCATGTAGAGCCCCATGTAGTAGCGGTAGCCAACGGTCTGCTTCTTGCCACTACCCACGGCAGGCCTCCTCGCGAGCGATCGCTGCCAGGCGCTGTGCGAAAGCGTCTTCCAGCGCCTCGAACTGCTCCACCGGCAGGCCCTCGTCCAGGAATTGGCGCAGATCGAGCCCATGACGATCCATCCAGGTGCGGATGCCGGCGGCGCACAGGACACCACTTTGCTCGCCCAGCTTGGCCGCGCGCGCGTGATCGACGGTAACCAGGACAGGGCGCTCCATCACTTCTTGCCGCCCTTGACCTTGATCGGCGTAGTACGCAGATCGCCGTAGTACAGGACGTTGGGATCATCGATCCACACCGTGCCGAAGATCATGCTGCATTCGCGACCGTCCTCGGCGGTGGGGACATTGAAGTCCTCCAGCGCGGCCGGCTTCGGCACCGTGGGCTTGGGCCGGTACACATAGCTGATGATCAGCGCAACGATGATCAGGACAATTTGAACCCACACGGGAAGGCTCCTCTAGAAGATGGGATCTGGGCCGAAAGGGTTCTTCGGCGGAATGGTGTGTTGGCCGCCGTAGTTCAGCGCGTTGTTGAATTTCTCGTGGCAGATCTGCAGGGCGTGGCCACACCCTGGGTAGGCCGATACCAGCCCGCCGGCAGCGAGCGGCGTTGCGGTCAGCAGCGTGAGGGTCGGCCCGACATGGCCAACCACAAAGCGGTACTCGACCGCTGTGCCCTGGACCCACTTGATGAAGCCACCCACGAACCAGCCGTCCGGCTTTGCCGCAAAGGCATTGGACGTGACCGTCTGGGCGGAAGCCGCCGACAATACGCCGTCGACTCGGAACAGCTCCGGGTTCAAGCCGCAGTCTGCGTCGAAGAGAGCGAATGGGCACTGGCCCTGCCAGCATCGGCGCAGTCCGTTGGTCGCGGCGGCGCCGGCGTTGCTCTGGCAGGTCAGGAGCAAATCGTTCTTACGCTCGCTGAAGTCGCTCAGGATGCCATTCCAGGTGCCACGGATCGCGCCGTCGCTCTTCCGCACCCGCCGCCACCGGACGACGATGCGATCAGTCGGCGGATAGGGGCGCAAGACTGACGCGAGCGATAGGGACAACGGTACGGTCACCTCCAGGTTTGACCTGGCTTCCTGGGCAGACTGGCCAAGCCGGCCGCGCTTGATCGCCTCGGGGGTAAACGTCTGCGAATCGTAGATCTCGGCTCGATCGCTGGAGGTGTAGCGCCAGCGCTGGGAACCGCGCCCAAACTCATACAGCTCAACATGGCGGGAGAACAGGCTCACGGTTCGCTCTCCTCAGCACCAATGCCGGCGAAGGACACGCGGCAACGCGCAACACCCTCACCATCGGTTTCATGGGACAGCTCCACGGTGTCGGAACTGAGGCGGGCCAGCACCATCCAGCTGATCAAGCGAATGGCACTCGGCTGCAGGGCGATGCCGTGCGGCGCGTCCAGCTGCAGGAACTCCCGCTGTGGATCCAGCTCCGTGGCCTCAATCAACTGCCGGTACAGCACCTGGCCACTGAACAGCTCGATGCGTAGGTGACGACGACCTGCCTGGGCGCGCCCGAAGCGGGCCACGCCTGCCCAAGCCACCACGATGCCGCTGGAGGTAGTTAGGGCTGGCTCGACCAGCTCCAGGTCATCGGCCCAAGACGGCACCCACAGCGCAGCCGCGCGGCCCTGCAACCAGTACAGCAGGCTGCGCAGGTTGGCCTGCTCGGTGCGCCCCCAGGTTTGCCAGGCGTGCGACTGCAGTGGCCATGCCTTGCCGGTGATGTCATCGACGGCAACAGGGCCGATATCGCCATCGATCACCACCAGCTGCCGGCCGAACTCGGCCGTCTGCGCCTGGTCGAGGTCGGGGCGCTGCTCCAGCACAGGTCGACCGCGATAGACCGCCGCCGGCGCCGTTGCTGGCCAGTCGCAGGTCTCCACCGCAGCCAGGCGCACGGTCGACCGCATGATCTGGTCGGTCACGCGTTCCAGGCTGGGGGTCTCGGCAATGCGAGCTGTCCTGCAGGGCAGCACCCGTGTGCCAGGTGCCCAGGCGTTGGCCGTGGGGCGGGCCAGCTGCAGACTGTCGGCGGCAATGTCGGCCACTTCCACCAGCTCGTAGGTGGTGACGTCCTTCCAAAGCATGGCCAGGCCGCCGGGGCGGTAGTCGCGCTGCGTAGCGGCCTGTACCGGGATGGACTGCACACCCAGCGCCAGGCGCGCACTCAGCCACGACACGTCGTTCCAGACCGGCAGCGCCCAGGTACGCGCCGACCAGTCGAACAGCGCGTGTTCAAGCACCTGGCGCTCGCGCCGGTCGGCCAGCACGCTGAACTCCCAAGAGCGCCTCGGCGAGCCACGCAATGGGAATCGGGCTTCGCCGCCGCCGATCGACTGCTGGACGTCGGTCGCCCAGGCCAGCGTTTCGGTGACAGGCCGCTCCCAATCCGGCGGCAGCATCCACGCCGACATGCGATTTCCGGTAATCGTGACGGTGCGGCGCCCCAGGGCCACGAAGTCGTAGGACAGCGACGCCGCGATTACCGGCGGACCTTCTGTCGTGACCGACAGCTGCCAACGGCGCAGCTGCAGGGCCGAGAATGCCAACGGCGGCGCGCCAGGACCTACCAGCTCGACGCCTTCGCCGTTCTCAAGGGTCACCGAGGCCAGGGTCTGCTGCTGTAGGTATGAGTTCCAGACCTGAACGTAGCGCACCTGGTTGGTGACCAGGTTGCCCATGTCAATGCGAAGAGGCAGGACGTGGATCTTGTAGTACCAGTCATCGAACGAGCTGCGGAGGTTCGGACCAGCTGAGCGCTGCTCGGGTTCCACCACCGTGGCCTCATGGCCAGGCCCCACGTAGAAGCCAACGCCGGCCAGCGCAGAGCGGAACTGCAACGGGATCCTGGTGCGCGGGATACCCAGGTTGGCGCTGCGCCAGTTTGGCCCCATGCTGCTCTGAGTCGAGAGAAAGACCGTCATCAGGACTTTCTCACGGCCCAACCGTAGTTGCCGCTCGCCGGCGGTGAGTCGGTTCTGTCGTTCATCGCCAGCTTTCGCAGCCAAGGGAACACCACCCAAGTCTCGTCCGCGATCGTCACTTCCTGCTCTGGCTCAAGCCTATCCATGTAGCAGGCGCGCAGGCCGATGACCTGACCGATCGGAGAAAGATAAGGTGTGGTGCCAGGGCGCCGGACGGTCAGATGGATGGGTTGAAAGACGCTGCGGCCAGAGAACGTGTTGTCATCTGCACCGGCCAGAACATAGCCGAGCCACATGCTGTCGTAGCTGTCGGATGTTGTTGCCTGGTAAATCGACCCCACACCGCTGCCAGCTTGACCTTCCACACCCAAGGATCCACCGAAGTAGTTGCACAGCTGGTGGTAGCAATTGATCCGATTGTCCTCAATAGAGTCCGCGCGAACGTGGCCGCAGCCGGTGCCGTTGAAGTTGTTACCAAACAGCACGACATTGTTTCCATTCGGAATGAGAACGCCACTCCAACCGCCAGTGCGCGCCCAGTAGGTCCCATCGACATAGGTTCCACCCGCGTACGCACCAGCCTTCTCCAGCACGCCAAAGGCATGATGGCGATACTCACCGGCAACGGCTTGGGCCACCGCGACGTGGATTGCAGTGCCGTTAGAGAAGAGCTTCAGGCGCGGGAAGGGGCCAGTCAGCTCATAGGAAGAAATGTCGCGTGGAGACACCAACGGTTGCAACGCGGGAGTCGCGTTCCCATCGTAGCCAATGGAGATTCGTGACCGCAGGCTCAGCTGGTCGGTATTGAAAAGGTGCACGTAGTCCGAGATCCCAGGAATGCGGACCGTGGCTGTGCGGTTGGCACCGGCAAGCGTGTTTCGCTCGACCACCCAGCCATTGGCCTGCGCGAACTGCACAATCAGGTCGATCAGCGTTTGGACGTTCGGAATGTTGTTGAACTCGGCGTATGCCATTTTTCACTCCAGAGCGAAGGCGGCGTATTCGCCGTCGCCGGTTCGATACACGTTCGGCACCAGCAAGTAGTCCACGCCATTCGCAGTCACGATCTGCTCTGCCGTGGCGCCAAAGGATGGTGTGTAGAAGACGCCATCGAAGCTGCCGAAGAACTGCCCGCGCTCGGGCATGTCGCCGACCTGCCCGCCTCGGTCGTAGTTGCCAGGCACCCAGCCAATGCCGACGAGCTGGCCGCGTTGCAGCCAGCGCTGACCGTCAAGGCAGTTCCGGAAGTTCTGCTGACGGACACCGCGTGACCACGGCAAGGTCATGCGCGCGGTGGTCAGAGTGCTGCCGCTGTTGAAGTTGCGAATCGGCATCCACGCCTGGACGGGACTAAACAGATACGCCTGACTAAACGACAGGTTGCCGCTGCTGTCCGCGTTCGCGTTCCAGAAGTTCGAATGCTGGTAGGTGTCCAGTGACGCCTGAGCGTTCCTCCCCAGGAAGGACGCACCGATGAACAGCGGATAGCTCCAATCCCCCGGAAGGTGCTCAGGCAAGATGAAACCGCCATACATGGCGTCGTAGCGACCATTGATGCGGGTGATCACCTTGAAACAACGGCCGTTGGCGATGAACCAGTACTTGATGGGCGAGTTCACGCCCAAGATCGAGATGTAGTTCGAATTGGTGCCAGGCGGGTCGATGCTCGGCTGCGCGGGGTTGTAAGCAACGTGGCCGCGAAGGGCCATGTTGTAGTAGTTGCTCGCCGGCACGACCCATGCCTGCAAAGAGAGGTAGATCTCATCTTCTCCGGCGAGCCCGCGTCCCTTCAGCGACACAAAATCGTTAGCCACGATCGGTCCACTGGCCACACCGCCCACCACCTGCCACTGCTGGTTCGCTGCCACCAGGGCGGCGTTGGTAGTCAGAAAGTCCCGCAAGCGGGCCATGAGGTCGGTGATGTCGGCTGCGGTGTCAGTTACCCAGGCCATGTTCAGAGTCCCAGTACTTGGCGGACAGCCGCAGCGTTGCGGCTGATCTTGTTGATGACGGTGGTGTCGCTGCCTGGATCGTCCAGGTACTGATCGAGCAGGTCCGGCGATACCTGGTTGATGACGCGCAAGCCCAGCTGCGTGGCAGCGGCCATTGGCGTGGGCGACGCGGCGGTGAAGATGGGGGTGCTTGCAATCATCGGCGTGACCGCGCCGCCCTCGGCATAGCCGCGCCACCGGTCAATGGCCGCCATGCCGACCTGGTTGAAGGCCGACAGGAATGCCAGTGCGCCGGGCTGGCGGACTACCTCTTGGCGATGGACGAACTCGCCGGCGTGAACGATGCCGGCGGGCTGGTACTTGCCACCAGGACCGGTGTAGCCGCCGACCGCAAAGCTGGAAGCGGCCCCGATCGCATTTGCGGCAGCCATCGCAGCTGCTGCCGATTGCATCTGGATGGCCGCAGCGGTCACCGCCGCCGCACCGCTGATCAAGCCGGCACCGGAGGTGCCGAGCGCGGTTGCACTGGTGGCCACCGCCGTGGCCCCGGCGGTGACGCCTGCAGCTGCGCTCGACAGCGCCGCCGCCGATGCCTGGGTGGCGGCTGCAGCTGCAGCGTCAGCGCCGACGTCCACGCCCTTGTCGAACACCATCGAGGTGATCTTGCTGGCCAGGGCCTGCGACCACTGATCGGCGACGAACTCGGCCAGGCCAGTGGACACCGTCACGAAGAAGCCCCGCACCATGTCACCCAGGGAGGCGCTGCCGCTGGCCAGCGACATGAACGCCTCCTTGAAGGCGTTCTGGAACGTGGTACGGACGTTCTGCTGCAGGAGGTCCGTGGTTTGCGCCATCTCCCGCAGTTTCAGCTCGATCTGTTCGACCGCCGCCAGCGCCTCGGGGTTGCCCAAGGCCGTCGCGGCTTCCCGCATTTTCGGAACCAGTTCCCGCAACGTGACCAGCTTGGCTTGGTACAGGTTGACGATGCGCTGCTGCGCATCCGCTTCGGTGATGAGACCGGCCTGCAGCTCGACCTGGATGCGCTGCTGCTCCAAGGCAACCTGGCCCATCGTGCGGTTGTAGGTCTCCTGCAGGCCCCTGAGCTGGGCACTGGCCTCGGTGAGCTTCATCAGCTTGGCCACGTCGGCCGCTTCGGCGCTCTTGCCTACGTTGTCGAGCTGCTGCTGCAGGCGGCCCAGCTCCTTCACCGTCTTGGCCGCCTCGGCATCGGTGCCGGTGCCCTGCAGCTGCGCCAGCTGCAGGCGCACGTCGACCATCTTCTTGGCCATCTCCACGCGCTGGCGTTCGCTGTCGAGCAGCTGCGCCTGGTCGACCAGCTGGGACTTCAGACCCTCGCTGGCGTTCTTGTAGGCGCCTTCCTCGATCTCATAGCGGATACGCGCGGCCTCGCCGGCCTTGGTTTCGCCCTCCTGCAGGTCGCCCAGCATGGACACCTGCTTGGCCAGGTTGTCCAGCTCGCGCTGGGCTGCGGTTTCGGCCTTCTCGCCCTCGGTCTTGCCCGGCTTGCGCGTGCGGCTACGATCCTTGTACTGCTCCTGCAGCTGCTTGAGTGCCTTGTCATAGGCGCCGCCCTTGATGCTGCCATCGGCGCCGAAGACGACGTCGCGCAGCAGCGCCGGATCCGTGTTGCCAGCTGCAGCGCCGTCACGCAATGCGCGGAACTTCTTGCCCAGTTCGTCGACGGCCTTTGCCAGCTTCTCGGCCTTCGGTGCGCCGCTATCGAGCTGGTCCTGGATGGCCTTCGATGCGGCCACAGCCTTGCTCTGCACGTCCTGGTTGGCCTTATCGGCCGCCGCCCGCTGCTCCAGGGCAACCTTCTCGGACTCCAGCGCGGCGATGCGAGCCTTGGTCTGCTGTTCGCCCGCCGCGCCTCGGGTGGCGTCACCCGGAATCGGGCTGTTGCGCAAGGCTTGGAAGAAGGCCAGATCCTCACGCAGCGAGCTGAGGCGCGCCTCGACGTCAGTGCGGCCGACGTCCTTCATTGCCTGCCAGGTGCGCAGCACCGCGCCCTTGACGCCTTCCCATGCCTGTTCCAGGAAGCCGGCCGACTGGCGGGCCTCCTCTACACGCTGCTTGTGGACTTCGGCAAAGGCGCTGATGGCCAGACGTGCGGCGTCGGTTTGGCGCCCCTGATCCTCCAGAGCGCGAACGTGGTCGTACACCTCCAGCGTCAGGAAGTTGTACTGCTGGTTCAGTTCGGCCAGCGTCGCCGACGGGGCCTTGGCCAACTCGATGACCTTGGCGGTCGTCTTCTCGATGCTGTCGCCAGTGAGCGTGGACATGTCCACAGCGGCTTGGGCTGCCTCCGCCAGCGAATCGCTGGCGACCTGGCCGGAGCCGGCCAGTCCCTTCAAGGCCTGCTGGGCTTTCCCGTACTCGCCGGTGGCGCCGCCCACCTGGTTGCGCAGCTCGGCCAAGTGCCCAGCCGTCGTCCCCGCCGCATTGCCGGTGGCGATCAGGGACAGCTCGAGGGCGCGGTTCTCCTGATAGCCCTTGTATGCGGCGGCCGCGAACAGTCCCATCGTGGCCACGGCACCGCCAATGGCCACGCCCAGAGCGCCAAAGCCGGCCGCGCTGCGACTGCCCAGGTTGAGCAGCATGCTGCCGGCGCCGGACATATTACCCTGCAGCAAGTTGGCGCCGACACCAGCCAGGCTGGTTCGGACCTCGCGGGCCGACAGGCTGAGATTGCGCATGCGCCGATCGGCAAGGTCGACACCGTCGCTGAGCTGCTGCCAATGGGCACGCTGGCTGGCGATACCCACCATTGCCCGGTTGTAGGCCTCGCGCGAGATGGTGCCGGCATCGACCGATCGCTTGAGCTTGGCTTCATCGGCATCGAGCCGGACCAGCGCAGCGTGGGCTGGGTCGTACACGCGCAGCAGCTGCTGCATCTGACGCTCTTCCTTGGCGCGGGCGGAAGCGGCCTGTTCCTTGCTGGCCAGCAGTTGCTTCTCCTGCTTGTCCAGCTTGCCGAAGATCTCGGACTGCTCCTCCACCGAGATCAGGTTGGATCGCATCACCCGATCGAGCAGCTGCTCGGTTTCGGCCAGGTCTTCGAACGAGCGGGCACCGCGCTCGACGCGCTGCTGCAGCTCAGAGATGGACTGGATCTGCTGGGTGGTGGTGGCCTGCGAGGCGTAGGCAGCCTGAACTGCCTCGCGGGAGGCCTGCGCCTGCGCGGCGGTGGCGGCGGCATGCCGGGAGGCCGCTTCGCTGTTGGACTGGCTCGACTGCACCTGGGCGTCCAGTGCCCGCTTGTAGTCCAGCGAGGCCTGCACCATGTCCTGGATGCGCTTGGCCGCCTGCTCGGCCGTCTCACCCTGGCGCTGCAGGCCGGCGGCTGCGGTCTCCGCCGCCTTGCCGGTTTCGGCGACGCCCTTGGCATTGCCGACCTTGGCCAGGCCATCGGCCGCCTTCTGCGCCGAGCCGCCGATCTTCTCCAGATCCTTGTCGAGGGCCTGGACCGCGCTGCCGGCCTGGCCGAGGTCCGCTCGGATCTTGAGGGCCAGTTCCATGTTGCCGGCGTTGCGGTTCACGTGATTACTCCAGTTGCTTGGATAGATCCTTGGCTACGGCGCCGCCGGCGAATGCGGCGTTGATGTCGTGCAGCCTGGCGCGGCGCTCCCTACGGCTGCGCCTGTCTTCTTCCCGTAGGAAGAGCATCAGCTGCCGCTGGGTATATCGCCCGATGTCGGCGGGGGTTCGTCCGTACCCTGCCCGGATGAGGGTTGAGTAGAGCTGGGCCCAGCCAATGACCTTGCCAGCCGCTCGGCCGCTGCCTTTCGCATCAGGCGTTCGATGAAAAAATGGCCGTTCACCTGCCACCACAGCAGCTGCAGCTGCTCGCCATCGCGGTAGCCGAGACCGCTGATCCAGTCCTTGTCCTGGTCGGTCGCTGCGGCGATCAGCACCAACACGTCATCGATGTTGCTGGCCAGAACCTCGGCCACCGCTTCCATGCTCGGGATGACGGACGCATCGCCGAAGACGCGGTGCAGCCCTTCGACCAGCGGACGAATGTGACGGTCCAGACGTGCGGCCTCGACGAAGCCGTACTCACGGACAGTGATCTCGCGCCCACCGATCACCGCCATGCTCTCCGGGTGCAGGATGGCCAGGTCGTCGGGAGCGCCCGTCTTGGGCGCTCCCTTCTTATCCGGGGCCTCGACCTTCTTGGCCATCAGGCGGCCTTCTTCTGCAGCAGGCGACCGAAGCCGCCCAGCACCGGATCGCTGGCCCTGGCCGGATCAAACAGGATCGCGGCCGACAGTGCCAGGTTGCCGTACTCCTGGTTGATCAGGCCCAACGACTGCACCGGCGCGAAACGCGAGCGCCACAGCTCGATGACCACGGCGTCGCCGGTCTCGGTGTTGATACCGTCGAACTGCAGGAACTGCACCTTTCCTGGTGCGGAGAACAGCACGGTGTTCTCCACGCTCTCATAGCTGTAGGCCGCTTTGAACGGCTGCTGGAAAGTGCCGATGTTCTTCAGCTCGACGACGCCCTTGCTGTGGCCGACCAGCTCGTAGTTGGCCGGCGGCACAGTAGCCGGGGTGGTGGCGCTGTCGGTCAGTATCAGGGCGGACGCGAACGGATGATCCAGGCGCACCTGGTCACCCACCACCAGGCCGGTGGGGAACGCCTCGCCGGTCACCGTAGCACCGGCGATGTCCGCGACCGTTGCCTGGAAGCCCAGCGCCAGGTTGGCGGAGGACCAGTAGTCCAGCGTCAGGTTCAGCGCGGCGGTCGTGCCGGTGTCCAGGCGGCCGAGCTGCAGGCGCTTGCCGGAGAACGAGTCGGTCTTGTCGGTACTGTTGGTGGACAGCTCCAGGGTGGCTTCGGGAACGTTGCCGAGCCAGCGCAGCTTGCCGATCTTGCCATCGGGCTGGACGTCGGCGCTGCGGATGTAGCCCTGCAGCGAGAAAAGGGAACCGGTACCGGACATCGTCACTTCTCCTTCGTATCGGCGACCACGCGGTTCGCGATCAACCACTCGCGATCGGCTTCGGACACCTTGATCTTGGCCTTGGCGTCGTACTGAACGCCGGCGTGGGTGTGGGGCTTGTCGAGGGTGACCTCGACCAGCTTCTGGACGGGTGCTTCGTTCACCGCGCTGCTCCTTTGATGATGTGCTGCGTTTGATAGATGTCGGCCCACAGCGCGATGCTGGCGTTGTAGTCCTGCAGGTCGCCCTGGACGAACTGGCAGGCGCGTGCGCCCGGCAGGTTCGGAACCCAGCCAATCAGCGCTCCGCGTATGGCGGCCAGCACTGACTGCAGATCCTGGGCGACCTGCTCGCCGCGCTGATCGCGGTAGTTCCGCGCCGCAACTACCACGCCAAAGCTGGCGTAGGCGATCTGACTGCTCGGCACCTGCTGACCCGGCGGGGCGACGCCCTGTTGCTGCGAAGGCGCCTTTTCTCGGGCCAGCACCAGGTAGGCGCACGGTGCCGGGAAGTCCTGGAGCGACTGCACAGCGTGGTAGTCGGCCGCTCCTTTGATAGACCGCAGCGTCTGGTTCTCCAGCAACTTGGCCGCCACCAGGCGCTCGCGGACCAGCTCGACGTCGAAGGGCGCGGCGCTCACTTGCCGTAGTCCTCCAGCGTGGCGTGGGTGAAAAGTCGTGCCGGCGCGCACCACTCAGGCGAGCCACTGCTCGGAGGCGGAAGCGGATCGTCAACGCCGAGCGAGAACTTGCCGTCCCTCGTCAGTTCCAGAAAGCGCAGTGCTTCCTTGTAGTCGCGCACAACCGGATCCGTCCGGTCTTCGGTGTTGACCCGATCCTTGTGCAGCAGGTAGCGGGCGATCCAGCGTGCCCAGGTCGGGACGATCGTCGGCACCGGGTTGAGCGGCACGGTGTAAGGCACCGGCTTGCGCACGACCAGGTAGCCATTGATCACGCCGTCGGCGTCGTCCAAGGCGCGCTGCACGTGCGCTGCAGCCTGATCGGCGATCGCAACGTCTGCAGGATCGTAGGCACTGCGGTCCTCGCCGAGGAGCGTGGCGTCCATCAGTGCCTCATCGACGATGCGGAAGCGCTCCGGGGTGGCCACCTCGGCCAGTTCCCTGGCGAGTTTGGCGGCCGACAGCAGGGGCAGCGTGCAGTAGGACATGGCGGCCCTCAGACGTGGTCGAAGGGTTCGGCCGGTTCGGTGCCGAGCAAGCCAGCGGCCTGGTAGATCGCCGCGTCGTCCTCGGAGATTTCGATCCAGGCGGGAGGCTTCCGGACGCTGCCCCGGAACTTGAATGGAGCCAGCACCTCGAAACAGACGCGCGCCGGCGCATCGTCGTCGTGCGAATTCACGTCGGCGCCAAGGCCAGCAGCGGCATCGTCCGCGCCACTGGCTTCAGCGGTGGCCAGCGGTGCAGAGGCGGAAATGTCGCCGTCGGCGCCAGGAGCCTGATCGTTCTCGGCCGGTGCCAGCGCCGCATCGGCGGCCAAGCCCGTCGATGCGGCCGCGTCGACGTCGATCTTGGCATCGGCATCGGCCGGGGGATCCAGCTGTGCCGTGGCGGCCTCTGCGGGCTTCTCTTCCGTGACGGCCGGCGCGGCGGCCGGCTTGCTGTCCTGGACGGTCTTGGGTGCGCTGGACGGCGCGGTGCGGGGCTTGGCCACGACGGGGTCTCCGAATAGGTGTGGTGCCGTTCTCTCCGGCTGTCACGCATGGTTCTTCGTGCTGTGCACGATCAGGCCCGCGTTCGCCTGCTGCTGCCGCTCGCTGGGTTGTACGGATGAGCGACAGCCAATCCGGCGACGTCCTGTTGCCGGCGGCGTATTACAGGCCGGCGCCCTGGATCAGGTAGCCGGCGGCCATTCCGGCAAGGACCGGCGACGCATCGTTGCTGACGCCATAGATCCAGCTCTTGGCGTTCTTGTCGTAGTACGGCTCCTCGACCAGCGGCATGCCTTCAATGCGGTAGCCATAGCCGTAGCTCGGCTCCTCGGCATTGGCATTCACGTCGGAACCGGGGCTGACATAGGCCAGCACCACAGAAGTACCCCACACGTCGCCGAACTCGTCGTTCGCACCAGCGACGACGCCCGCGCCCACCACGATGTTCTCGATCTCGAACACCTGACGGAGCAGATCCAGGGTGACTTTGCGGATACCGCTGTCGGCCGAACGCGCGATGATCTTGGGATGGCGCTTGAGCTTGCTGAAGGCGGTGGCCGACAGGAGCATCGTGTTGGGATAGAGACCGATGCTGGCGCGGACAGCTTCCTTACCGGTCTCGACGTCACTGGCCGGGTCGGAGGCATCGTTCGACCAGACGTCGGTTCCGGTCAGGGTCACCTTGTGGTCGTTGTCGTAGTTGCTGGCATTGGTGGCGATGCCGGCACATTCGACTTCGTACTCCAGCAGCTGCGAGCGCAGCACGACATTGACGGCACGGGTCGCCAGGTTGATGCCCGGCACTGCGTTGGCGTCGCGCATGTGTTCGCGCGGCACCACCGCTTCCAGCGAGCTGGGGATGATGCTGTACGGCTTGCCTTCATAGCCGAAGCGGACGCGCTTGGTGGCCGCGCCCGGTGCGCGCTTGGAGTTGTAGACCTTGAAGGACTCCTTGCCGAACTCGATGACCCGGCCGCCGTAGGCAGCAACGTCGGCGAAGGGGAACAGGACGGATGCGACGAGCTGCGCCTGGCGGTAGCCACGGGCGTGTTCGGAGAGGATCGGGTCAACGACGCGAACCTGGCCGGGGGTCATCTGTGCGGACATTACTTGGTCTCCTACGGCGAGGTGCCGATCAATTCGGGATGAGGATCACTTCCAGCACGTCGCCATCGGCGGTAGCGCTGGAACCGGGCGCCGCACGGGCGACGACCTTGCCGGTGTCGGCGGTCAGCGCTTTGCCATCGGCACCGACCTGGATGGATGCGCCGGCAGCGATGGAACCGCCGGCCACCACCTGGGTGGTACCGAGGACGTCGACCGGCGCCAGCTCGCCGATGGCGGCATTGGAGCGGGTGACGCCATAGCTGTTGCCGCCGGCAGCAGCCACACCACCGGCGGGCGAAACGAAGCGGTTGGCAATGAGCGCTGCGGTGGCCTTCACGGACAACGTGAGCAGGGCGATGTTCTGCGACATGGTTCTCTCCTGGGAAAGTGGGTTAGCCGCCAACCGCTGCAACCGCATCGGCCCACGAAGTGCCGGGGTGCTGCAGCTGGTGGGCCTTGGCCTTGTTGAACAGCACCGCTCGGTCCGGCGACACGGTGGAGCCGAGCGGCGCCGAGAAGTTGGCCGGCGATTCGACGCCCTGGTCGCCCGACTTCTCGGAGAAGTCGATTGCCTTCGGCATCGCCGTGAGCAGCTCGCGCAGCACCTGTTCCGCCGGCTTGGAGACCTGGTTGTCACCTTCGGCGAAGTTCAGCGCCTGGCCGCCGGCAGGCATCGCCAGCAGCAGCTCGACGACGCCCGCCTTCTGGCGCGGCAGCAATTTGCCTTCGGTGACCAGGGTTTCGGCGAAGCTCGCCGCATCCTCGCGACGCGCGGCTTCTTCACGGGCGGCGAGCGCCTTCTCGCGCGTGTCCAGGGCGGCAGTCTGCGCCTGGATTTCCTGCTCGCGCTGGGCGATCTGTTCCGGGGTCTGCTGTGACATGGGATTCTCCGAGGTTGTTTCATCAATGGGTGCCGCAAAAGACGTCGGCGAAAGACCCGCGCTGTCGTCCGGCTCACGGGTGCTTTCAGTGACCTCGCGGATCTGCCATTGCGGGATGATCTTGTCGGCGGTTTCCAGCCCATCACGGTCGATGAGGTAGTCGCGCAACGACTGCAGCAAGGAGCCAAACGTCCAGCCCAGGCGCGCGAGCGGCTGCGAGAAGCAGACGGCCTCTTCGCCGTCAGCGAAGGACGCGGATTTGAGGCCCTTGACCGCCGGCGGCTGGGCGCCCAGGAAGCCGATGTGCCGCAGGTAGAACTTGCCTGGTGTCGGATTGCCTGGGGTATTGGGCAGGAAGATCGACGCGCTGATCTTCTTGAAGCGCCCCTTGTTGACCATGCTGGCGAAGTCAGGGTCGACCTGGTGCGGCTGGGCGAACAGCACGCCATCGCGGCACTCCAGGGCCTTGCCCCAGCCGTATGCCGGCAGATCAGCCTTGGGATGACCAACGACGATTGGCGCTTCGTGCAGATCGACACTGTACGTCTGTGCAATCTGCTGAACGTCCTCTTCGGTGAAGGTGTAGGAATTCCCGTCTTCGGCGACGTGGGTTCCTGCCTTGAAGATTTGCAGTGCGGCGGCGGGCTGGTTCATGCCGCCATGTTCCTGTCGCGATCGCGTCAGGTCATTTGCACGGGTTCACAGCTTTTTCGGGTCGCACGCGCGCGACTGTAGGCAGGCCACCCGCATCATCGCCTTCGAAGCGGGAAGGATCGCGCAGAAAGCGGTGTCTGACACTTGCGGCACATTAGCGATGCATCACCGTGCCACTCAGCACGTCATCGGGCGCAGCGGCGCGCTGTTGCGCTCACTCCGAAAACAACCCTGCCACGTGATCGGAGGCAATGAGGATGACCTCTTGCTCGTCCTCGGTGGACAGGCCAAGCCACGGGCGCGCGGGAATGCCGATCGTGTACGCCGGCAACGTCACCCACTGAGCGAAGTTGGATTGGCGCCGCTTCACGAACTGCGTTCCGACTTCGCCATCCCGGCCCTGACGGAAGTACACCTGGGTAGAGCGTGCAGGCCTGTTGATCGCGCCGCCGAACTGGTGGATAGCGCCGTAAGGTGCGTTGGTGCCTACCAGCAGCGTGTCACCCACCACTTGATGCGCGAGCTGGTCACCGAGCATGTGGAAGTCGAAGCGGAGCATCGGAACGCCCGGACGCTTGCGTTCCTTGTACCGCCGGTAGCTTGGCGAGAGTGGTGCCCAAGGGGCGCCGTCCGGCGACACCTGGCGTGCGGCACGGTCGCGCGTAGAGCGCAATAGGTACTCGCCGATATCCTCCAGCATCGGCTGCAACGCGTCGTTGCGCAGCCCTTTGGCAGCATTACGCAACGCGGGGCCGGCAGTGTCCTTGGTGATTTCAACGCGCGCGGCCATCAGGGGATCTCACCTTGAATCAGCTGCCAGCTCCCGTCGTCGACCAGGCGGTAGAGCTTCCTCGCTGCGACCATTTCTGCCTGCTTGATCAGATTTGGAACGCCTGCTTCTGCCTGGATCTTGACGTCAACGATCAAGCGCTGTCGCTGCCGATCCCCCTGAAGAACAAAGCGCACGATGCTGGCGGCAGCGTCGTACAACAGCGCAAAGGGTGAGCGCATTGCGCTGGCCAGCGTTGGGAAGTGGGACGGCGGCACCTTGTCCAGTACGTCGGCGGACTCGATGGCGATCGCCGCCGAGCCCAGCTCTGCCGCCTTGCCCTGCAGCGCATCGACTGCACTCGCCTGTAGGGCACCGACGAGGTACTGGCCTGCGTGTGTGCGGCCAGCTGCAGCTGCTGCACGCCACTCGGCCAGGCCGGCCTGTATCGCGCCCAGCGCACGGGGGCGCTCCAGCACCTGGGCAGCAGTACGTGCTGCCGGGTTTGCAGGCAGGCGCACATTCCTGCGCAGCGCACCCTGCAGCGCCTCTTCGATGCCGCTGCCCAGCGCAGGCGGTGTCTGCGGTCCGCCTCTGCTGCTCGGCCAACCATCCAAGCTGCGGCCAGGGGCATAGCCGAAGCCTGGATCCACACCGATCGGCGTTTCAACCAGGAACGGACCGCCTGGGCTGCGCTGCCCGACCAGGCGCTGCTCAAACTCGATAGGAGGAGCCTTGTCCGGCCCATCCTTGCCCAACCGCGCCAGATCGCGGTCGTTGAGCGCCTCGACATAGCACTGGCAGCCCCAGCCATTGGCGGGGAAGTACCACTGCCACCAGGGATCGTCGCAATGCAGGACCATCCCATCCCAAGCCTGGTGCAAGGGCCTCGGGGTTTCGACTGCGTCGCTATGGCGGTAGCGCCACCAGGGCCTGGACTTCTTCAGAGCCTGCAGCTGATGCCAACGGCCCGCGTTGTAGCTCTGGCGGAGGTTGGTCTCGTAGATGACGCGGCTGCGCCAGTTGCGTCCACCGTTGTAGTCCCAGCCATGCGTGGCCACGATGCTGTCGAAGTCGCGGCGGAACTGCTCCAGGGTAGTGCCATCTTCTTTAGCCTTCAGGATGGCAGCGGCGAAGTCGGCCACCAGCTCGTCGCGGTTGGCACCGGCGACCATGAAGCCCTGGTCATGTTCCGACTCCCATACGTCCAGCCAGCTTTCCGTGACGATGTTTCGCTTACGCCGGAAGAACGCGATCTGCTGGGCGAAGGGAACTGTGCCGTAGCCAACACCAGCCATCGATCAGCTCCCGATCGACTGCTGGACGTCATCGCGGCCGCGCAGGTGCGCGGCTGCGAGGCCCTGGGCTGTAGCCGTCGCAAACTCCTCCAGGCTCATATCCGGCGCCCGTGCCAGCACCTGTTCGTACAGATCCTCCAGAGATGTCGACTCCTCCGTAAGCCCACGGAGGGTGGCCACCCATTGCTCACCAGCAGGCCGCGTCACACGATCGAGCTGGGCAGCCATGCTATCGGCCGCCCTGCCAACCGCATCTGCGAAAGCGGCCGGATGATGGCGTTGCAGCAGTGAGAGGATGGACGCAGAAGGGTCCGCGAATGCCGGTCCGGCGATCGCGCTGGAATCAAGAGGCGGCACTGCGGCGGGAGCGCCCACCTCGACCCATTCACCACCATAGGTGTCCTGGACGTGCTTGAGGGTGGGCTTGAAGCCAAGGCGCGATACCGTCTCTTCACGCTTCGCTCGGCTTTCCAGATCCTCAGCCTCTTCTGTGACGCGGTACACGCGAGGGATTGCAGCACCGGGGAAGTTCCACTCCGTGATCCAGCGGGCGGGACCAGTGTTGAAGGACTCACACACCAGGTCGGCATCGGCCTTGATGATGTCAGCGCGCACGTCGGCCTGCAGGTCGTCATTCCCCAGCCGTCCGGCGGTGCCTTGGGTGCTGGCTGTTTGACCCAGGACGACCTTTTGAATGGCCGCGTCCATCGCATCCTGGAGGGCCTTGTAGTCGGCCGTGCCACTACGGCCGGCCTCCAGGAGGGTCAGCTTCATCCCTTCCGGCATGATCACGCCGGCATCGGTCGTGATGGCGCGAGTAGCCTGCAGTAGCTTGGCCTTCTCCGGATCGGTGGCATCCGAATCATAGGTACCCACGGCGGTGGGCATCCCGAACTTCTCCAGGAAGATGAGCCAGAACTTCATGCCGTTTCGCTTGAACAGCACCGGCCAGTAGAGCCAGTGTGCGAGGCCCAGGCCGTAGGGTTCATCGTCGTGATCGGCGCCGGCGCAGAAGCTCCAGAAGTAAGGCGCCTCCGCCGGCACACCTTCCAACATGTTGTTCATGGTCAGCATGCGCAGATCGCCTTCCTTACCGAAACGGAATCGACGGCGATTGCGCACCTTGATCGCCTTGAATCCGATGCGATCGCCCACGCGCTCGTAAATCAACTCGGCCACGGCATAGCCATAGAAGACGCCGGTCAGCATCTTCGTCGTCACGTTGTCCCAACCAACCTTGTCCAGTTGCGCCTTGAGGAAGTCGGCGGCTTCCTGGTCGATGGGGCGATCTCCGCCAGCGTCGACCTGGTACTCGCATTGCGTAACTGCCAGCTGGCGCTGGCCAAAGGTCGACTTCACCTCCGGATCGGAGAAGACCTGCTCGTAGATCAGCAGGTCACTGGTACCTCGCGAGCGAAGCACGCTGTCGTAGGGACGCAGCAGTGGGCCGCTGTAGCCGCGAGTGATGTCGATGCCATCCGCGGTGGTAGCGATCTCCCGGCCGATCTCAGGGCGCGCCTGGTTCATACAAACCCTCCAAAGTCATTACCACCTGCCACAGTGCCGAAGCCGTCGTCGCCAACGCGCACGGGGCCAGCGCCCAACCCGGCGAAACTCTCTCGCGCACCCGTAGACAGAAACTCGATTGGAACGCGTGCCACGTGGTTGAGCGCCGCGAACTGCATCAGGGCGCCAGCGATAGCGCCGTCTCCGTGCCGCACCAGCTCTGGATCCTGCAGATCCTTGCGCTCCAACTTAGGGACCATCGGAATGCCATCGACGTATTCGACCGCGCGGTGGTCATCCTCCAGCGAGGCATCCCTGGGAAGGATGATGAAGCCGTCTTCGAACAGCGCGATGTACTTGGGCATCCATTCGCCGTACCAGGGCCGCGACAGCGTCACCTCGTGGACGGGGCCACCCTTGTAGCGCCCGGTCTCCTTGTCCAGCTCGGCACGGCCGTACCGGTCTCCGGTGTACTCCATCAGCGTCTGGCCGGGGCCGGTGGCATCCCCGGCAAACGACCAGCGGCCTGCAGCCTCCATCTTCAGGAAGTCCAGCAGCGCCCACAGGATCTGCTCCTGCTGGCGGGTGGGTGCATTGGCCATCTCGATCAGGAACGGCACCACGCGGCGGAGATCCTGCTCGATTCGCGCCGGCATGATCACTGAGAAGTGGCGATGGCGCGCGAAGTCCATGCCAACCGCCCAGCGGCCACTGAAGCCCTTGGCGGCGGCCTTGAGCGCCGGCAGCAGCTGGGTGCCAATCCAGGACGCGCACCAGACCTCGCGCTCCTTCTCGGGACGCTTGGGGAAGTCGTCGTCGAAGACGATCCGCAGCACCGTGCGGGTCTCCGTCATAGCGCGGTCCAGCCAAACCGAAGGAATGGCCGAACCATCACCGTCGCGGGGAATGACGTCCAGCTCCTCGCGCATGGCGGCCTTGCGAGGACCATAGGCAGAACGGATGCCGGTGTACCACTCCTTCTTGCCCTCGGCGGTGGCCACCTTGCCACGCATGGCGCAGACGCGCTCATACAGCCCGTTGGCCACGGCATCGTCGAAGCTGATCCGAATGACCCCCGCCTTGGCGCCGTAGCGGCCGGCGCGGACATCCTGCACCAGCTGATTGAACGGGTTCTTCTTGCCCCGATGGGTCGACCAAACGCGGATGCGCCCCCCCCAGATGAGCAGCGCGGTGGCCGATTCCAGCACCTTGGCCACGTCCTTGTGCAGTGCCGCTTCGTCGATGTTCACGCGGCCCTGCAGGCCGTGGATGTTCTCTGGCCGCGAAGACAGGGCGGTGATGCGGAAGCCGCTGGCAAACCGAACACGGAATGCCTGGATCTGGCGGCTGGTGCCGTCGGAAAGCTGGTCATGGAAGATGTGCTGCTCGATCCGAGTGGCCTGGCCACGCGCGATGATCGGTGCGAACTTGGCGACATAGCCGATGTACTCCAGGCCCTTTTCCCTGGTGTCGGCGATGTACCAGATGTTGTCACCGCCGTCCTCTTTCGAAGTGGCGGCCGTAATGGTGTCGTCCAGCGCCTGGGCGAAGGTAATGCCGGTACGACGCCCTTTCTCACAAACTGCGATGTCGAGCAGCGCCTGCATGCGCAGCCACGCAGTTTGGTGAGCCATCAACACGCCGGCGGCCAGCGGATCGAAGTCGGCCGGAATCTCGCGGACACAGTCGGGCAGCTCGTCCCATTCAACGAGGCGTTCGGTATCCGGCAGTGGTCGCAAGCTGTCGACCACGGTCAAATCCCCATCAGCACTTGTTCGCGCCAGAATCGAGCGTCCTCGGCGGAGAGGCCACGCGCCTGGGCGGCAGTCTCGACTCGGCTGGCGGCCTCCAGGAGTGCCTTCTCGCGCACTTCGGTTGCCCACTTGTGACGGTTCACACTGGCCCGGCTGAGGGTCGCAATGTTCTTGGCCGCCTTGCCCAGGAGAGCAATGCGCTTGCCAGGGTCCATGCCCTCGGCGTCGCCTTCCTCCAATTCCTGCAACGCCAGCAGCGCGTCGAAGATCTCGGTCTGAACGATGCTGATGATCGCGTTGCTGCGCTCGTCGGCATCATCGGGCGCAGCCTGGCTGATCAGGCGCGCCGCCTCGGTGCTGGCCTTGACTGCGGCCAGGCGCCGCTCCAGCTTCTGGCCATAGGCGCCGACGGCGCTCTTGCCTATGCTGAAGCCCTTCTCCGTGAGCCATTCGGCCAGCCCGACGTACCCGCCGAAGCCGGAGGCAATCAGCCGGGTGTCCAGCTCGGCGCGGATGTCCTGGGGAAGCTGATCGATCTTGCTGGCCGGAGGCATCGTGTCACCACCACTTCTCGGGCCGGGCAATGCCCGGATCGCACTTCGCGTTGTACTCGGCGATGTCGGTGCCAAGGCGGGTCATGTCGGCATGCCAGCGCCCGTCCGGGCGCTTGTCCAGCTCGATCATGCGGCGGTCTTCTAGGTAGTCCAGGGCACGACGCAGCTCCAGCTGGGTGGCGTCCGGGTACAACGCCTGCGCAATGCTGAGCAGCACCGCCTCATATGCGCCGTATGGCGAGGCGTTGTGCAACCCGAGCAGCATCACCCAGCGCAGGTTTTCCCGGCGAACCTTATCCATGTCCAAATTAATGCTCACGTCTTGCTCCTTGGATCTGAATCGTCTTGATCTCTGAGTTGATTGCGTCGAGCTTCGCCTCGATTACCGTCTGGCTTCGGATGTGGTCGTCCCTGCGCACGTACTTTTCCGCCAACTCCGCCCGCAGGCCTACCAGCTCCAGCTCCTGCTTGCGCCAGCCCTCTGCCGCCTTTTCGAACCCGGCCATTCGCTGATCAATGCTCGCCTTGATCTGGCCTATGCCCCACTTGACCAAGCCCACCAGCGTGCCGAGGAGCATGATCACCAACGACAGGGCCTGCCAAAGTTCCAGTTGGATCTTCATTTCGTGGCGTCTCCGCCACTGAGATTGGGCTGTGACATTTTTCTGGCGCCACTGAGCCGTCCCGATGTCGCGCGATCGTCGTTGGCCCGCTGCAGCAGCTGCTGCCACGCGGCCTCTCGCACGATCGCGTCGATCGCGCATGGAGTGAGCGTGCCGTCGTGCAGACGGCACAGCGGCTGCGGTGGAGACGGGGCCTGCAGCGGATCGGTGAGTGCCGGGGGCAGCTCGACGTAGACCATCACCGGCCACTCGACCAGTTCAGTGCGGGTCAGCGGTTGCTTGGTCTCCCCACAGCCCGCGAGCAAGAGCAGCGCACACAGGAGTGGTGCGAAGCACGTTGCAGTCTTCATCGGAATCCACCTTCTTGGTCAGGGCCTGCTGGCGCTGTGCCGCCAGGCGTTCGAGTTGAGCGATGCGGTCTGCTCGGGCATCCAGCTCGGCGATTGCTGCGCGCTGCTGGGCCAGCTTCGTGTCCGCCTCCCGTTTGAGGGCGGCCCGCAATGTGGCAACGGCATCGGCGTTGCCGGCGGCGACGCTGCGCGCGGTGTCGCGCTCCGCGCTGAGTGCGATGACCTGGTCGGACAAAGCGTCGACCCGATCGACCTGGTTTCCCGAGCCCCACCGGTGGCCCAGCCAGAGCCCAAAGAAGAAGGCGACAACCACCACGGCCAGGGCGAACCGCACCACGACCGGACCCGTGGCAGCGCCCACGACGTGCTTGGCGGTCAGGTGCGGGTTCACGCACTCACCGCCTTGCGGGCACGGCGCAGGCGCCACCAGGTGAAGATGCTGGCGCCGGCCAGTGCCATCACGCCGATGGCGATCGCCAGGCGCAACCAGCTGGGCATGCCGGTGGTGGCCTGCGCCACAGCATTGACCTGCTGGATCGCTGGCAGCACTCCCTGGATGACCGGCTGCAACTGCTGCGCTGCTTCCACGGCGGCCATCGTGCCGCCCGCAGCGGCTGCAGTAGCGGCTGCCGTGGTGACCGACGCAGGCACGGCAACCAGCGGCTTCGCGCCGGGGTTGACGACGCCGGCCAGGCGCAGGCCTTCCTCAATCACGTCCGAGCTGTAAGGTTGCTGCTCGTTTTCGTGGCGAATGATGGCCTCGACCATCGGGCGCATCCGACGGTATTCGTGGGTGTTGATGAACTGCGTCGGGGCGACGCCCACTGCATTGGCGACGACGCGGACGTAGGCATTCGTGTTGTTCTCGCTCGGAGGCGCCCAGCGATCAATCAGCTGCTGCACGGTGCTGCAGCCGTGCTTGTCCTGGTAGTTGATCAGCAGCAGGGCCATTGCGCGGATACCCCAGGCCGGTGTCGAGAACACTTCGAAGCGCTTTTCGTTGCGCTGCTCTTCGGTCATCCGCTCGCGGGGCATGCGTCCCTGCCACTTGTTGGCGGAGTTGCGCTCAATGTTGCCCGGATTGTTGTTTCGGATACCGCGCGCGATCTTGTTCGTCATGGCCTGCTCCTGGAATAGAAGGGCCGACGGGACACGACGAGGAGCGCCCGTCGACCAGGCGCGCCCCGAACGCGCCGAATCGATGGGATGCAGTCTCTATTTCGACAGCGCTCAGGTCATTTGCACGCGTTCCAAGCCTTCCTCGCGCGCGCGCGAGATAGTGGGCAGGAAACGAAGAAGGCCACCCGGAGGTGGCCTTCTGTCAGTTCGCGGCGTGCAGCGCCGCAGGTTGTTCCATCAATCGCTTTCGCGCATCCGGATCAAGATCGATGCCGCGCAGTTGCAGGATTCGCTGGAAGGTTCCATCCGTGTTGAACACCAGCATCACGTGCTTGAGCTGGGTGTCAGAGCGCCCAGTCCAAACACTGGACTTCGACTGGACGTGCTGCCATAGGTACGCGGTTGCTCCGCTCCTGCCCACGGTCGAACTCTGCGGCTCCGCACCGAGCAGCGCGACAGCTTCGGTGAGCGTGGTCTTTCCGACTTCCAACTGAGCCAGGTTGGCAGCGTTGAAATCCTGCCCAACCGTCGCCTTTGCAGCGGTCAGTAGCAGCAGAGCGATGACTGCGAAGTACAGCTTCTTCATGGTGACTTTCTCCTTGTCTTTTTGCGGGGCTTGACGGCGACGCTGGACTCATCCGTAGCGGAACGGACGTCGTGAACGAAACCATCGATGGTGGACTGCAGCAGATCCGACTGGCCCAGCGCCGCACCGACCAGGATGTCGCGGACGAGCGCCTGGTAGCTCTCTGGAAGGTCCAAGGTCGATGCCTTCTGTGACGCATCCGAAAGCAGCTTCACTCGACGGCCCAGCTCGACTTCTGCTGGTTGGGCGAACACCGGCCCGCCGCCTGTGGCGAGGAACTCGGCGCGAACGTGTAATTTTTCCACCAAGCCGCGCATCTCGTCCGAAGACAGCTTCTTGACCCGTCCAGAGGTCAGGTTCTTTACGCGATCGATAGATATACCAAGCCTTTCAGCCAGGTCGACCTGCCTGAATCCCCCGTCTTCCATGATCTGGCGGATGAGTGAAGAAACCACACGAACCCCTTGCAAGGTGTACTTTTTACACTTAGGATTGTTCCGGAGTCGTCAACGGCCCTTTTACACCCCGGCAATAAGAACCGAAGGATAACCCAATGCGTTCCACTGACCCCGGCATTGATCTTCACAAACGTGTGCGCGCCGGCTTCCTGCTCCAGGGCACCACCCTCACTCAGTGGTGCCGCGAGAACGGAACCCACATTTCCAATGCCCGAGGCGCCTTGCTCGGCACCTGGGATGGCCCCAAGGGCCGCGCCATGCGCAGCCGCATCATGAAGGCCGCCCGCATCGACAAGGTGCAGGCATGAACGCCCCGGCACAGCAGCCTGTGCGGCGCGCATTGCGCCTGATCTTCGCCCTGCAGGGGCACGCCTTCGACGGGCTGCGCCTCAAGCAGTTGGCCGATTCGATCAAGGCAACGCCTTCGACGGTTCTGCGTGATCTGGAGGTGCTGGCCGACGAAGGCATCGCAGAGCGCATCGCCGGCCGCGATGAGTACTGGCGCCTTTCCCCCCGACTGATCCAGCTGGCTCGCGCTCACGAACAGGAGCTGGCGCGCGTGCGCCAACGCCTGGAAGAGACCGAGCAGCGCTATTCCCGCAACCCCAACTGATCGACGAGGACAGCAATGACCAAGAAAGACACCGCAGGCCGCAAGGCAGTGGCACAGGCCGAGGTAGTGGGGCCGGAGTTCATTGGCAAGACCGACGCCAATGACGCGGCTCAGATGGAGCAGATGCGTGAGCGTCAGCTTGCGCTGGTTGAACAGTTCGGCGAGGGCCTTGCATGGCATCCGGACCACTACGAAGCGGCGATCCGCCGCGAGCTGCATCGTGGGTGCGAAGCGTTCCTGCGCGCTGGCAGCTACCTGCTGGTGGCTCGCGAGTGCAGCGTCCACGGTGAGTGGTCGGGAATGCTGCAGCGCCTGGGCATGGAACCGCGTCAGGCACAGCGGATGATGGAAGCGGCCCGGCGCGTGGCCGCATTGCCGAATGCGTCGACGTCGACGCAATTGGTCACCGCGATCAAGAGCGAGAGCAAGCTCATCGAGCTGCTTTCGCTGCCGGAGGAACAGTTCAAGGAGTTGGCGGAGACCGGTGAGACCGGCGAACTGGAACTCGATGACGTCGGCAACATGTCCGTGCGCGAACTGCGCGACGCGGTCCGTAACGCTCGCGCCGATATCGAGGCAAAAGACCAGCGAATCAGCAAGTTGTCCGATGACCTGAACAGGGAACATGAGAAGACGACCAAGGCACAACGCCGCTGGAAGACTGCCGAAACCGATCAACAGCTGATCATCCTCAAGCAGGCCGTCACCGAAGCCGAGCAGGCAGTCCTCGCTGCCTTGGGCAATGGCAAGGCCGGCTTGATGGCAGCAGTCCGTGCATGCGCCACGCACGCCTCCGAGACCGACCAGGATACCGACGCAGCGGTTTTCCTCAGCGACACCATCGGCCGCCTGCTCAATGCAGTGCGCACCGTGCGTGACGACGAAGAGCTGCCGCTCTCCCTGCCGCTGGTACATGACGGCTCGGAGGCCTGAGCATGTCCGCCGAAGCCCTCATCCAAGCGGCGGCCGGCAAACTGCTGGCGGCGCCGCACGGTAGCAAGAGCCGCATCGCGGCCGAGCTGGCCGAGCAGATGGGTTGCTCGGTTCAGACCGCCTACCGTCGCCTGCAGCAGGTGACGGGCGGCATCAAGCCCCGCAAGAAGCGATCGGATGCCGGTGAACTCGCGCTTACCCGCGACGAAGCCGCCGCCATCGCGGCCCTGGTCGAAGAGACCCGGCGCCTTACCGGCACCGGCACCCTGCCGGTCGAGGATGCCGTGGAGATTCTGCGCGCCAATGACCGCATCGAAGCGCTGCGCGTCGACAAGGCAACCGGCGAGCTGGTGCCGTTGAGCGTGTCCTCAATCTGCCGCGCCATTCGCGCCTACGGGTTCCATCGCGACCAGCTGGCGGCACCGACTCCGGCTGCACGCCTGGCATCGCCGCATCCGAACCACCTCTGGCAGATCGACGCCTCGGTGAGCCGCCAGTTCTATCTGGCAGCAAATGGCACCGAGGTGATGGACAAGCGCCGCTTCTATCGCGGCAAGCCGGAGAACTTCACCAAGATCGCCGAGAACCGCCTGTGGCGCTATGCGATCACTGACCACGCGAGTGGCGCGATCGAGGTGTTCTACGTGTTGGGCGCCGAGAGCAGCGCCAATCTGCTGTCGGCCCTGATCCACGCGATGACGCGGCGGGAGATGGGCACGATGCACGGTATCCCGAAGCTGCTGATGATGGATCCGGGCAGCGCGATGGTTGCGGCGACGACGCGCAGCTTCCTGTCGGCCTGCGGCATCGAAGTGATCATCAACGAGGTCGGCAATGCCCGTGCGAAGGGCCAGGTGGAGAACGCGAACTACCTGATCGAGACCCACTTCGAAGCGATGCTCAAGGCCAGGTCGCCGGTCACCAGCCTGGAGGAGATGAACACCCTGGCCCAGCAGTGGGCGCGGGCGTACAACGCTACCCGCATCCACACCCGCACAGGCATGACCAGGCGCGATGGATGGCTGCGCATCACCCCGGAACAGCTGCGCATTGCTCCGGACGTCCAGGTGCTGCGGCAGCTGGCTACCAGCACGCCGAAGGCATGCACGGTGCGTGACTGCATCATCCGTTTCCGTGGCAAGCAGTACGACGTGCGCGGCATTCCTGGCCTCATCAACGGACAGCGCGTGGACGTGGTGGTCAACGCGTTGGAGCCGGACAACAGCGTGCGTGTGCTGATGCCGGGCGAACAGGACAGTGCGCCTATTCACTTCGTTGCACCGCGCCTGCAGCACGACGACTGGGGCTTCCTCGATACCGCTGCCCAAGTTGGCACCGAGTATCGGGCTGCGCCCGAGACGCCCGCCGATGCGGCACGAAAGGAACTGGATCGCTTGGCGATGGAGGTCAAGAGCGACGCCGAGGCGATCGCCGCGCGCAAGGCCCGCCGCGTGCCATTCGGCGGCAAGGTCGACCCGATGAAGCACATTCGTGAGGCGAATGTGGCTCCCAGCCTGCCGCGCTCGGGAACCCTGGCCGAGCTGGACGCGCCCCAGGTGCTGGCAGCTCAGCGCATCGAGCCCGAGGTCGTCCGGGCCGAGCTGCCCCCGCTCAACCACGTTGAGGCCGCCATGCGCCTCAAACCGCTGGTCGAGCGGTCGGGCAACACCTGGTCACCGGAAATGTATGCACGCACCAGCCAGCGCTGGCCCGAAGGTCTGCCGGTGCATGAGGTCGAGGCCTGGGCGATCGCCCTGGTCGAACCCGAGCGTGGCGGCCTGCGCGTCATCAACGGAGGTGCCGCGTGACGCTGCGTCTGAAATCGATCCTCGCCCGAGCCGGCATCAAGCAGGGGACGCTGGCAAAGGCGGTGTCCCTCAGCCGCCCGGCCCTGAATGCCTTGATCAACCACGGCGTGCTGCCGACTGGCTGCGACCAGCCTCGAGTCCGGTCCGCCATCTCTGTGTTCCTGCTGGAAAGCGGCGCCCCGGCCGTCGACTGGCACCTGGAGGAGGAGCCGGCGTGCGCTAACACGCCGGCCCCGGTTTCCCCACCGCAAGACCCCGATACCGCTACCGAAATCAACGACGAGGAGATTCAGATGCTACTCCGTAAGCAGACGCTGACGCCGCAGGCCCGGCGCCACTTTGGCCTGACGGCCGATCCTTTCGCCGACCCGGCCAGCGCCGATGAGGTGTTCCTCAGCGCCGATATCCGCTATGTGCGCGAGAGCATGTACCAAGTTGCTCGCCACGGCGGCTTCATGGCCGTGATCGGTGAATCCGGAGCGGGCAAGTCCACGCTTCATGAGGAGCTGCTCGACCGCATCCGCAGGGAGGAGCAGGCGATCATCGCCATCGCGCCCTATGTCCAGGCTATGGAGGGCAGTGAAAAGAACGGCAAGACCCTTCGGAGCCTGCACATAGCGGAGGCGGTGATGTCTGCCGTGGCTCCCCTGGCCAAAACCATGAGCAGCCCGCAGGCGCGCTTCTCGCAGCTGCATGCAGCGCTCCGTGACAGCGCCCGTGCTGGCCACAGCCACGTGTTAATCATCGAAGAGGCTCATTGCCTTCCTCTGGCTACGCTCAAGCACCTGAAGCGCTTCCGCGAACTGAAGGACGGGCTGCGCCCGTTGCTTTCGGTGGTGCTGATTGGCCAGCCCGAACTGCAGGTCAAGCTGTCCGAACACAACCCAGAGGTGCGGGAGGTGGTTCAGCGCATTGAGATCGTGAACCTGCCGCCCCTCGACACAGAGCTGGAGAACTACCTCACCCATCGATTCAAGCGCATTCAACTGCCCCTTGAACGTGTCCTGGATAGGGCCGCTGTCGAGGCGTTGCGCACCAAGCTGACGCCGACTCGTGGTGCCGGCTCCTTGCTGTACCCGCTGGCCATCCACAACACGCTCGCGGCGGCAATGAACCGCGCGGCAGACCTGGGCATGCCGACCGTTACTGCCGACCTCATGCGGGGGGTCTGAGCATGGCGATCGCTTCCACGGCCGAAGGCACGCAGTACCTGCGCGGGTTTGCTGTCCAGGTGCTGCGGGATGCGGAGCTGCCGCATCGCCAGGTGACGGTCATGCACCGCGACATCTTCCGCCGCGCAGGCATTGAGTGGCTGGACGGACAGAGCATGGACACCTGCCTGGCCGGCCTGTCCCAGCAGCAGCTGCGCGCCCTTATTGATCAGCTCCGCGATGACGACCAGGACGAGGAGGAATGATGGCTGTGCCCACCCTAAAGCGCTGCCTTGGCCAGTTGCGGAATCGCCAGCACCACAGCGCTAAGCATCCTCAGCGGAGGAAGGCCATTGGGGCGCTGGTGCATGCACCTCTGTTCCCAACCGCGTCGCATGTGGGAACGGTACAGGTCCAGGACCCTGAGACCAGGCGTGATTACACGGTCGAGGTCTGGATTCACAGTGGTGTGATGGTGGTTTCGCACGCCACCGACAAGCGCTGGCTGTTGGAACTGGACGAGATCCTCGACCTGGCCATCGCCGCTGGCATCGATAGGGGGGCCGACTGACATGCAGCTGGCCCTGCTACCGCAAGAGCTGTCCCCCGAGGCGGTGCTGGCGGAGCTGCAGGGCCGCCGTGGTGCCGTCAACGGCATCACCGCCCGCGACCTGGTGCATGCCGTCACGCAGCGCTTCAACACCGCCGACGAGCGGCGGCTGCGCCAGATCATCGAGAAGCTGCGTCGCGATGGGCATCCCATCTGCGCCCACCCAGCGAACGGCTATCACTTGGCCGCCAGCGCGGAAGAACTGGACCGGTGCTGCGAGTACCTGACCGGTCGCGCCATGACCTCCCTGCAGCAGGTGTGCGCCATGAAGCGCGTAGCCCTGCCGGATCTGTACGGACAACTCGGGCTGACCAAGCCCATCACCGACGAGGACACCAACGATGAACGTTGATCGTAGCTCTGACATGCTTTTCGCTGCCGCCAACACCGCGCGCGAACTGGAAAACGCCGGCATCGACGTGCTGGCCCATTACAGCAACGGGCGCCGCCCGGTGCTGATCATCACCCAGCCGCCGGCTGACATTGAAGGCCACCTCAAGCGCTGGAGCCCCAATGGCAGTGGCGGCCGCGATCGCGTGCTGGCGGCGGAGTACCGGGGCCTGCAGCTGGAATGGACCGAGCGTCCGCCGGTGGTCGTCACCATCCGCTCCAGGCGCGACACCTTCGAAAGCCGCGAGGTGGTGTTGTGACCGCGCCGAGCATCCGCCTGCAGGCGGCCTTCGCCTCCGTGCTGGGCACCAGCATCCTCGATTCACGCACGCTGATCGACGGCGTCATGGCCCACGGTTTTGAGTACCGCGGCTACGTTCAGCACGCCCTGACCAAAGCAGTCCAGTGCGGCATGGTCGAGCATGTCGGCGGCCGACTGGCCAGGCGCTACCGCCTGAACCAGGACTGGAAGATCGACCCGAGACAGTTGGCCGCCGCCCAGGCTCAGCACGCAAAGATGGCCAGCAGCGCGCCGAAGCGCTGTGATGGCGAGCGTCGCACACAGGGCGCTCAGCAGTACATCGGCCCGGCGATCAACGAAGGACCGCTGCTGCCTTCGGTCGGCACGCCATGCTTGTCACAGGAGGAGCGCGAGGGCGAGCTGCCGCCGTACCTGGGCGGGCGCATCGTGGATTCCCTGCATTCGCACTTTGACCGAATCCTCGGCGGGGTGGAGTGATGGCTCGCACTGGCCGCCAGCGATACGACCACCTGCGGGCGATGCGATTTGCCTTGTGGGCCAAGGCACAGGACCAGCGCTCCCTGACGCCGCTGCGCATCGCGCGTCTGCTCGGCATTTCCCTCGACGCTGCTCGCCGATGGCGAGCCGATTGGTTCACAGCTGTCAGCCCCGTCCACGTCGAGGGCGTCCCTGAGCAGCTTCGCCCTATGTACCTGCGTACCGATTCCGCCGTCCAAGGAGGCACCCAATGACCACCAGCACCATTCCCGAAGGCTACCGCGAGGATCGCAAGGGCCGCCTCGTTCAGGAGAACCAGATTGCGGCGATCGATCTTGCCCGCGACCAGCTGGTCGCTGAGCTGATCAGCGGCGCCAAGAAGCTGCATCAGCAGATGGCCGAGTTCCGGGGTACCGCGTTCGGCGACATCGCCGCGTTCGTGCAGCTGAGCGCCGAGCAGTACGGCGCCACCATCGGCGGCGACAAGGGCAACGTGACCCTGATGAGCTACGACGGCCGCTACAAGATCGTCCGCGCGGTCCAGGATTCGATCCAGTTCGACGAACGTCTGCAGGCGGCCAAGGCTCTGATTGATGAGTGCCTCAACGACTGGACCGAGGGCTCGCGCGCCGAGCTACGCACCCTGGTGAACAACGCTTTCCGCGTTGACAACGATGGCAGTATCAAGACCGGTGAAGTGCTGTCCCTGCGCCGGCTGAAGTTCGACGATCCGCGCTGGACGCAGGCGATGGCGGCGATCAGCGATGCAGTGACCGTGGTGGGCAGCAAGACCTATGTGCGCTTCTACGAGCGCGATGCACAGGGGCAGTACCAGCCCATCAGCCTGGATATCGCGGCGGTGAAGCATGTCTAACCATGCCCTCCACGACGCCTGCTACCTGGCGGTGCTGGCCAGCGACATTGCCGACGTCACCGTGCGTTCCGAGGTCGAGCTGTTCGCCTACGAGCAGCGCGACGAGAACGGCCATCCGATGTTCGACACGCGCCAGGGCGCCAATTCCCCGGCGGACCTGCAGCGTGTCAACAACGCGATCGCCTATATCGAGCGTCGCGGATCCGCCGCGTTCCCCTGGGATATGAAGCGGCGAATCGACGCGCCGACCCTGGTCCAGTTCTTCGACAAGGAGCTTTCCGATGAACGGTGAACAGCGACTTGCCACGTGCTGCCCCAGCTGCGGCGTCGCCGCGCTGTTCGCAAGCCTCGCCACGGTCGAAAACGATCCTGAGCAGCTGGTGCTGTATGTGAGCTGCCAGGAGCAGGATGGCGGCTGTGGCATCGAGTACTCCTTTATCGAGCGCCTGCAGGCGCCGGGGGTGGCCGCGTGATCGCCTACTGCTGGGCCACCGGCCTGATCGAGTTCGGCGAACACCTGCCGGAACACGCAATCCTCGTTGCCAGCGGCGAAGCCGCGCAGCTGCGCAAGGTCGTCAGCGCCCGCGCCCGCCACGGTCAGGGCGAGAGCCAGGGCTGTCTGCTGGTGCCGGGCGTCCCCGAAGCTGCCGACCAGGCCGCGAAGGGCGACGCGCTTGGCCACTGGCTCGCTTGGTGCGCCCAGGTGCCAAAGGGCCTGCGCTGGGGCGGGATGGCCGCAGCTCCGGCACGCCGCGATCCGCTGACCAGGAAGACCCAGGTCATCGCAGTGGTTCGGGACGGCGGCCGGATCGTCGCCGGCGCCCGGCCGGGTATCCGCCGACTGCTCGATTCGCTGGGCGAGGAAGTTCCCGCCTGGCAGACCGCCCTTACTGCCGCCCAGACCCAACTGTTGAAGGAGAAGAACTGATGTCCGCGCAAACCACGCGCTGCCAAGGCATCCGCCGCTACAAGGTTGAGCAGGATTGGGGCGATGCCGAGGTCACCCTTGATGTCGACCATCGCGTCCTGACCATCGAGCTGGCCACGCAGCTGAACAAGTTCTGGACTGGAGCCGAAGAGCGCCTGGAAGCGGCCGATGGTGACGTCGTCATGGCGGTGGTCAAGATGGCAGCCGCTGAGTTCCTGGGCTGGGTTCTTGACGTGAATCAGAGCCTCAACGTCGTCGGCATGCAGAAGGAGTTCGACGAGCTGGAAGGCTGGTGCGGGGCGAACGGTGCCATTCGCCTTGCCGACTTCGACGGCCGGCCGGACCTGGATTCGGAGCTTCTGCGCGTCACGGAGCTGGAGGTCTGATGTTCATTCGGAACGTCACGATGTTCCAGTTCTCTCCCGTGATCGACTGGTCGCAGGTGGAGAAGCTGCTACCACTGTCCCAGCTGCAACCGGTGGGGGCACTGGAGCTGTCGTCGCGCGGGTTCATTTCTCCGTATGGTCGTGAGAGCGGTGCGGCGTTGTCGCACCGCTCCGGCGCGTTCCTCTGGCTGGCGATCGGCACCGAGACCAAGATCATTCCGGCCGCGAGCGTCAATGAAATGCTGGAGACCCGGCTGCAGGCGCTGGAAGCGCAGGGCCGGCGGCCAGGTGGCCGCGAGCGGCGCCGCATGAAGGACGACCTGCTGCATGAGCTGCTGCCCCGCGCCCTGGTCAAGTCGGCCCGCGTGGACATGTTCGTGGATACCCAGCGGGGTATTGCGTTCGTAGACACCAGCAGCAGCACGGTCGCGAGCGACGCCGTGTCAGAAGTGAGGGGCCTGCTTGGGAGCTTCCCGGCCAGTAGGCTCCGCGCTGCGGTCGCTCCCCGTTCCGTGCTGACAGGCTGGGTCGCTGGCGAGCAGCTCCCGGCCGGCCTGGCCTTGGGCGAGGAATGTGAGCTGCGCGACCCAGTTGAGGGCGGTGCCATGATCCGCTGCCAGCACCAGGAACTGCGCTGCGACGAGGTGGAAAAGCACCTTGAGGCAGGCAAGCAGGTCTATCGGCTGGCTTTGATCATGGAGGACACCCTGTCCTTCGTGATCAGTGACGATCTGGTCATTCGGAAGCTCAAGTTCCTCGACGGCGCCTTGGAGTCATTGGCGGAAATGGCAGAGGACGAGCAACGGCAGGAGCTGGACGCCCGCTTTGCACTGCAGGCCGGCCAGCTCAGCAGGCTCTTCGACGTCCTGCAGCTCACGTTCCAACTGGAAGAGGAGGGCTGAGCAATGGCCCGCAGCCGTCCGCCAACCGACCGCCGCAAGCGCACCTTGGCGGCCATTCATGCCGCCGCCAAGGCGCTCGGCCTGGCCGAGGACGTCTACCGCGACCTGGTGCAGCGCGTGTCCGGCCAGAGCGGCCAGCCGCAGCGTAGCGCTGGCAGCTGCGACCAGCGCCAGCTGGACGCGATCGCCAATGAGCTGCGCCGCTTGGGCGGCATGCCGGCGCGCGCGGCCCGTGCCGCAGAGCGCTGGGCCGGGCGTCCCAAGGGCGATCTGGCTCCTCAGCTGGCCAAGGTTGAGGCACTCCTCGCCGATGCCGGCCGGCCTTGGGCCTACGCCCACAGCCTGGCATTGCGCATGTGCAAGGTCACTCGCATCGAGTGGTGCAACAAGGAGCAGCTGCAGAAGGTGATTGCCGCTCTCCAGTACGATGCGAACCGTCGCGCACATGCTGTACCGAAGGACGTCCCATGAGCAGGAACCTGATGGAAGCGCGCCGCAGTGAGCTTTTGGCCGATGCCGCCGCCCAGGCGGCTGACGTCGCCAGGGAGCTGGGGCTCGACCAGGACCGCGCCGACCAGGTAGGGGCAGCGGTTGCTGACCGGCTGGCCGAGAACTGGTCCGGCCAGGTGCTTTCGTTCCCCAAGAATCACGCCTTCAAGCTGAGCCAGCGAGAGCGTGAGATACTGGCCGCCCACCGCGACGGGGCCTCCTACGCGGAGCTGGCCAGGAAGTACGACATGACTGAACGCGGCATCCGTAAGCTGATCCGACGCGCCGAGCTGCGCGATCGCGACCTCCGCCAGATGGGGCTTTTCGCCCCCTGAGCCAATTGCACGTAGTGCAATCTCTTTGCGAGGCGGGCTTTCAACTTCCGCCATCTTCCGGGGTCTTCCGGCTAGATATCGCAGCCTCCCCCCTGATATATCTCACCCCTGCACATACGGGCAGGAGGAAAAACGTACGGGCGCACGATTCGGGGTTTACGGGCTTCCATTGCCCCCCGGGTGGCGCGCTATGCTCGGCGGCTCAGGGGAGGCGACGCACAGACGGCGCCAAGAGATTGTCATTTGTCCACGCACGTTGAACCGGCGGAAGAGCCACCACACGAGGCCGTGCTGAGCGCGGCGCTGGTGCGCGCATTGCATGCGCTGCTGCCGGACTCGGCCGTGGTCCGCGTTGGCTGGGATGACCCGCAGCTGGGCCGCGGACAGGGCGGCTGGCCGGCTGTCGCGGCGGCCGACGCGTTGACGGTGCCCGGCGTGGGCAACGGTTGCCATGGCTGGGAATATGACGGTGCCCGCCTGCAGTTGTCGGTCGAAGGTGCCGTGCCTTCAGCGGCGTGGTGGGGGCTGGCCCGGCAGGCCATGGAGCTGGCGCTGCAGCGCGGTCGCCAGGCCGGGCAGATCAAGGCGCTGGAAGAAGCTGAACGGCTGCAGCAGGCGCTGTTCCAGATCGCCGATCTGGCTGGCGCCGACCTGGAGATGTCGGAGATGCTGCGTCACGTGCACGGCGTGCTTGGCACGCTGATGTACGCGGAAAACTGCTACATCGTCGAGTACGACGATGTCCGCGACCAGATCCGCTTCCTGTACTTCGCCGACCAGGTCGATGACTTCGTCGCCGATCCGTCGCAGAGCCATGGCGCCGACGAGATGCCGCGCAGCCTGACCGTGGCGTTGCTGCGCCACGGCAAGCCGCTCAGCGGCCCCTCGCGCGAGTTGCTGGCGCGCGTGGTCGAGCAGGAGCACGACCCGCAGCGTGGACCGGAGAGCCTCGACTGGCTGGGCGTGCCGATGCTGCGCGATGGCCGGGTATGCGGCGCCATCGTGGTGCAGAGCTATGAGCTGGCGGCCCGTTATGGCGAGGCCGAGCGGGCGCTGCTGGGTTTTGTCGCGCAGCACGTGCAGACCGCGATGGACCGGCGCCAGGCGCAGGTCCGGCTGGAACAGCAGGTGGAGCGGCGCACGCTGGAGCTGCAGCGTGCCAACCACAGCCTGCAGGATGAAGTGGCCGAGCGCCGCCGCGCAGAGCAGCTGCAGACCGCGCTGTACAACATCGCCGAGATGGCGATGTCGGCCGACAGCCTGGCCCAGTTCTACGGGCAGGTGCATGGCGTGGTCGGGCGCCTGCTTGACGCGCGCAATTTCTACATCGCGCTGGTGAACGGGGCCGGCAGCGGCCTGGACTTCGTCTACTCGGTGGACGAGCACAACGCCAGCCGTGCGCCACGCCCGTTCAGCCGCGGCCTGACCGAGTACGTGGTGCGCAACCGGCGTCCGTTGCTGGCTTCGCGGCAGCAGATCGACGCACTGCTGGCCAGCGGCGAAGTGCGCGAATCGGGCGCACGTTCGCATTGCTGGCTGGGTGTGCCGCTGCTGCGCGATGACGAGGTGGTCGGCGCGATCGTGGTGCAGAGCTACAGCGAGAACAGCACGTTCAGCGTGCACGATCAGCGCTTGTTGACCTTCGTTGCACAGAACATCGGAACCGGGCTGGCGCGCCAGCGCGACCAGCAGCAGCTGCGTTCGGCGCATGCCGAGCTGGAAAAGCGCGTGGAGGAACGTACCCGCGAGCTGGCCGAGGTCAACGAGAAGCTGCTCGGGCAGATCGGCGAGCGCCTGCGTGCCGAGCAGCGCCTGACCCATCAGGCCATGCACGATGCGCTGACCGGCCTGCCCAACCGCCTGCACCTGCTCGATCGCCTGCAGGATGCGCTGGCGCTGGCCAAGCGCGAGGGTGGGCCGGTGTTTGCCGTGCTGTTCCTCGACCTGGACCGCTTCAAGCTGGTCAACGACAGCATCGGCCACGCTGCCGGCGATCGCATGCTGGTGGAGGTGGCCAAGCGCATCGTATCGATGGCCGGCACCGATGACGTGGTGGCGCGGCTGGGCGGCGATGAGTTCGCGGTGCTGCTGCAGTGTCCGCAGGGGCTGGCACAGGCGCTGGAGTTCGGCCAGCGGCTGTTGCTGGCACTGCAGGAATCGATGTGGATCGCCGGGCGCGAACTGTTCCCGTCCGGCAGCCTGGGCATCGCCTTGTGGAACCCGCGCTACCGGACCGGTGAAGAACTGCTGCGCGACGCAGACGCGGCGATGTACCGGGCCAAGGCGCAGGGTCATGACCGCTGCGCGATCTTCGACGAAGACATGCGCGAAGAAGCGATGCGCAGCCTGGACCTGGAAGCGGATCTGCGGCGTGCGATCAACAACCGCGACTTCGTGCCGTTCTACCAGCCGATCGTGCGCCTGTCCGATGGCGAAGTGGTGGGGCACGAGGCCTTGCTGCGCTGGCGCCACGAGCGTCGTGGCCTGTTGCTGCCCGGGGCGTTCCTGGAGCTGGGCGAGGAAAGCGGCCTGATCGAGCAGGTCGACTGGCTGATCTACGAACAGGTCATCGCGGGACTGGCCGAAGGCGGCCACGGCTATGTCTCGGTGAACGTATCGCCACGCCATTTCCGCTCGGCCGAGTTCAGTGGCCGCCTGTTCGGTCTGCTCGATGCATGCGGTGCCGACCCGCGCCGGCTGCGCCTGGAGATTACCGAGGTGGCGCTGCTGGATGATGGCCCGCACACGCTGCGCATCCTGCAGGGCCTGCGCGAGCGTGGCATCCAGGTGCAGCTGGACGATTTCGGTACCGGCTTCTCGGCGCTGTCCTACCTGCACCGCTTCCCGATCAGCACGTTGAAGATCGACCAGAGCTTCATCGCCGGCCTGCATGGGCCGGAAGTGCAGAGCACGCGCGCGCTGGTCGAGGGCGTGCTGTCACTGGCCCGCACCTTGGGCATCGAAACCATCGGCGAAGGCATCGAGACCGAAGCGCAGCGGCAGACGCTGCGCGAACTTGGTTGCGACTATGGCCAGGGCTACCTGCTGGGCCGTCCGGCGCCGTGGGACGGCGCGGTGGCCTGA